CCTTTTGCCATAAGTGCAAATATACAAAATCGAATCATAAAACCAAACAATAACATATAGTTTTATCTGTAATAATGAAAATTTGGGTATTCCCAGAGAATACCCAGCTTATCTTTTACACCCTTTAAAGCCTATAAATAAAGCCCCTAAACGGCATACAACTTTATTTCCAATAATGCAAACTGGGTATTACCCAAAAAATACCCAATTCTACTTGCAGCAATAAAAAATGGGTATTACCCACGTAATACCCACATTCATTTATTCTTACCTTTAAAGCCTATAACCTACAGAATGATGGTTCTATTTTTGTCCAGACACCCTTATCATTCAACAGGAAGAAATAGTAGTTAAGTGCTGTTTTTTGAACAACGTTACTTTCTTTGAACAATGTCATTATCTCTGCATATTCGTTGTCGAACTTATCTTCTAAAGCATATAGCTTTGATATTGATTTGTAATCCAAATCACCTGCTTTGTTACGCTCTAAAAGTGTCATCGCAAGTTGATACATTGGATCTGAAGTTCCTTTGTCTGTCTTCTTTGCGTACTCCTCGAGGTATTTCACAAGTCTTTCTGCTGCGATATTTGCACGTTCATCAAAGCCTTTTACACTATTTGAAGACACTTCCAACTTGAAAGAACCATTTACAAGTGTAAAGTTGCGCTGCTCACTTTTTTTGAGTTGTCCATATTCACTCATAACTTCCTTAAAGGATTCACATTCTTTGTTTAGCCACTCTTTAAAAAGTGCTACATCTGTTGCTACTGCTAATAGCTTTGCTTCAACTTGTAGAAGTAGTTCTTTTCTTAAAGCTTCGTAAGCGTTGCGCTTTCCTACACGTTCTTGCTTTTCTTCGTTCTGCAACTCTTTTAGTAGTTGCTTCTTTTCCTCTGCAGTCAATCCTGCTAACATTGATTTATTTTCCATTTAATTATACTTGGTTTGGTTATTAATATTACTCTTGTTGTTTGCTTTTTCTCTGATGATCACAATTTGAAGTTCTTGTAAGATGTCTTTCTTTCTAGCTTTAAAACCACCCTTTGAAAGAATGCTATATAACTTTTGCCTCACTGCTCCATGCTCCATTATATTTAAAAACCTGAAGGGCTTTCCTG